ATTTCACCTTCTTTAAATTTGTGTCTTGTAATATTGAATCTTTCATTTTCATAAAATTCAATACGTTTTCTGGAGTGTTGGGTTAAATATCTTGTTTTATCACATATGTCAAATATTTGACTGGTTCCTTTGTCTGTATTTTTACGCAGACTCCTACCAATACTCTGTAGTATCCTCACCTTAGACTTATAAGAGCTTGCCAGGACTACATTTTGTAGTCCTGGTATATCAATACCTGCCTGAAACAATGAATATATAGCAATTAGTATGATTTTGTCCTCATTCATACATTTTTTACGCCATATCTCCCTTTCATTAACAGATATACTACTATTAAGGAATTTTATCTGATAATCAGGAAATCTTTCTTTTAACAATCTTTCCAGTGGTTTACCTTCCTTTTCTATCCTTGATACTAAAAATAGATAATTTTGTGGTGATTCCACCAGTGAGCATAACACATCGTTCCTAAAATCAGACTCAAATAGTTGGTCTTTTATCTCATTTAGTTTACCCTTTGGTGCTTTATCATATTCTATATTAATGATATTTACATTACAAGGGTTTACAAATCCCGCCTGTGTCAATTCATCTACTCCATATTCCACAATAACAGGACCTAAGTAAGACTTTATCTGTTGTGTGTCTATAGTAGCTTCAGGTAGTGTACCTGTAAATCCAAGTCTATATTCAGCATTGGTGGTCTTTCTTAACAATGAGGACACCATTCTGGACTTGGCTGTTTGTACTTCATCCACTATAACAGCATCAATGGACTTTAATAATGATTCTCTTTGTGCATCCAATCTATTCACATTTTCAATATATTCATCACTGGTAATAGTGTTTAGTCTTTCAGTAAGTTTGGCCTTTTCATCCTTTTTAATGGATTTCTTTCTCAAAGACTTTCTAATACTGGATATTTCAGATTTTCTTGTCTTCTCACTCTCAACCGTCAATGATTGCCAAGTGGATATGAGTATTGGTTTGTCCCAGTCCTTACTATCTGCATAAAATTTACCCACCAATTCCTCTGGTATTTTATATTCAATCATTTGCTCATAAAACTGAACCACTAATGATGTTGTTGGTACTATAATGAGTGCTCTTTGGATTTTCTCATTTCTGATTAAATGGCTTATTACATATGAAATACAAACTGACTTGCCGCTAGCAGTAGGACTAATTATAAGACCAGACTTATATTTCAACGCTTTCTCAATAGCATCCTTCTGATAGTATCTGGGATAGAATAACAGGTCATAGTTTACATCATCAGGATTAAATGATTTATCACCAAATAATTTCTTTACTGCATCTTCTGCCTTTACTTCACAATTATTTCTTTTTAGTAAGTCTATTAACTCAAATAGAAATCCATAAGGAAGCCTTCTATGTGTAGTATTAAATAGACAAATCTTTCCATCCCAAGCACCTGCCTTATACTGAGGTGTCCACATAGCACCAGGAACCATATAACTAAAATGGTCTTTTATTTTATATAAAATATCTCTACTACTGGTTTCTATCTGTAGGTCCAGTCCGTTTAGTGTGAGGTAAATTTGTATCATATTAGTCCTTTCATTAACATAATTTTTGAATAATAACATTACAAATGTTATCGTTCATTTTTATCTGTTATGGTCCACGTAGTTTTTCATTGCCCAATATAGTCTATCTATAGCATTAACACAAATCTTGAAAAACTTAACCCTTATCTCTTGTTTATCTATTAAATCATTGATTTTCTTTACTTTTGGGTGTCTGTTTAGGTAATAATTTTCAATTTCAGTTTTCTGTAGGTTTCTATCATACTCAAATCTATAATAATCGTAAACTTGTCCCTTGATATCTTCTGATTTTTCTTTTATCTTATCCAGTATGTATTGCTCATTATCCAATAATTCTTGGTATTTGACCTTGAGCTTGGTGTTTTCTTCCAGTTTATCATTAAGATTAAATTCATTGAAGCTAACCTGTTGCTCAATAGGATAGGTTTCTTTCAACTCATTAACAATTTTATCTTTTTCTTCCTGACTAATCATAATCACTCCTTGACTAAAGTAAATCTTATAGTAACAAAGTATTTATCAGTTGTAAATTGGTTTACAATTATCTGGAAGTTTTATATAAATAGGTATAACTAAAATATAAGGAGAAAATTATGAAAAAAGAAAAAGTTGATGATGGTATATTTTTCAAACTACCTAAGAGTATGAAAGAGGAACTTGTTAATAAGTGTGAAATGGAGTCAAAAATGATATCCAAGGTCATGCGAAATTTGGTCAGGGAATACCTAAAAGATGATAAAAAAGAGAAGGATTAACAAAAAAGAAATGCTCCCTCTTAAAATCAACTAATAAGAGGGAGCATTGCAAATAGGAGCACCCTTGACCAGGTACTCCTATTTATATAAAACCATCAGGTTTTTGTAAACTAAGGAGAAAAATTATGAAAAAATTAAATGAGAGGGAATTATTTGATATATTTCTAACAAATGCCACTAATTCAAAATGAAACAGAGACAGAATAGAAGAAAACAAAAAAGAAGGTAAAAAGGCTAAAGGATGGGTATATAATCCAGTATATATGTTTCCTGATTCTTTTATTAGGTATCCAGCCATATTAAAAGATGTTACATTACAATTAGCCAATCAATTCACCATCAATGAAATGATTTTATTTGAGTATTGGTTTTGGAAATGTATATCATTCAGAAAATGGATAACTCATTATAAACAAGAAGAAATTATTGAAAAATACATAAAATCAATATCAACATTCAAAAGGTCCAAAAAATCACTAATAGATAAAAATATTATTAGTATTATTGATGTTAATAGTGATGTTAAAAAGAAATATAGAATTTACAAAGGTAAAGTTGTAATATTTAATCCTTTTTTTGATACATGGTCTATGGATTTATCAGAATTGGACATAAGCAAATATAATATTACAGATAATCAATTAGTAAAAAATTTGGAGTTTTTGAATCCTTAAAAAAATGAGGTCATGTATGGTTAAAAAATCAAGTGTGTTGGCTCAAAATTGAGCCTTAATCAATCATGCATGACCAGTAAAAAATCAATTTTGAGCCAAAATTCAACTTCTTGCTCTTTATTAACAATCATATCTGACTTCTATAGATATAGTATAAAGATATATTAAAATAGATATAGATCTTAAAAGATAAACAAAATTTTTTTGGAGGTTAAAAATAATTGATTTACAAAAACCAAAATCTAATATATCCTATCGTAAGAACGAGGGGCAGCAATATAAGATCTAGATCGATCCCAATGCTTCCCTCGCCTCGCTCTTAAAGGATACACCAAATTAGGGAAATGTAAACCAATTCCCTAATATTTTTTCACCATTTACATTTAGTCAACCCACTGTTATAGATCATCATTAATCACATTAATACACCAAGGAGAACGCTTATGCAGGAAAGAAAATTACCCAATGAGGTAATTGACAAGTTAATCATTAAGGCAATGCTCCAAGATAGCAAATATACCGCCACTGTTAGTAGCGTGTTTGAACCAAACTACTTCGAGGACAGCAATGCAGAGCAGTTGTTTAGTGACATTGCTACCCATTTTAAGCAGTATAACACACTACCAAGTGCCACCATATTAAAATCAACCAATTCCGATAATGAGGACATTGCCAATTATTTGAATGAGGTAGATAGTTATGATTTTAATTTAGCAGAAAATTATGATTTCTTGTTTAATGAGACTAATTTATACCTAAAGGAGCAAGCGTTAAAGCACGCCATTATGCAAGGTGTTGACCTTATAGACAAGAAAGAAGACCCAGTGCAGTATAGGAATATTGTAGAGAAGGCTTTATGTAAGGATATCAACATTGACCTTGGTGAGAATTACTTTAATGATATTAGTGAGAGATTGCGAAGAATATTCACTAATAGTGAAAAATTGTTACCATCCTATTTCCCAATGATGGATGAGTTTATTTCAGGTGGGTTTCCTAAATATACTCTTAGTGTAATGCTTGCAAGAATCCACGGTGGTAAATCCAACTGGTTAGTTAATATGGCAGCTAGACAGGTAATGCATGGACATAATCCAGTAATTTGTACCTTGGAAATGTCACAGGATGCCGTATGTCAGAGATTGGATAGTATTTTCTCTAATCAGGACATAAACAAGATGTATATTACCAAGAATGGTAAGTCCAAGTTGATGGATTCAATAAAGAAGGTTAAAGCAAAAGAAGGACTTGGTAATCTTATAGTCAAGGAGTTTGCTACAGGTTCCGCTTCAGTTAATGATTTCCGAACATTTTTGAGAGAGTTACAATATAGAGGTATTAATCCAAGTTGTTTATTTGTGGACTATATCAATTTGATGAAACCTGAATATAAAAGTAAGGGTGAGTTGTATGGTGATGTGAAGAGGATATCAGAAGAATTAAGAGCACTGGGACTTACCTTTCAAATACCTATTATCAGTGTGTCCCAGTTAAACAGGGAATCTCATTTTGTTAATTTGAAAAATATTGATTTTACAGGAGTGGCAGAGAGTATAGGACTAGCCGCTACCTGTGATTTTATGTGTGTAATAGGAGTAGATGAGGATGAATTGGTGTATAAGAGCGAGATACATTACAAAGTGGTTAAGAGCCGATTGGGAGGAAGAATCGGATCTATAGGAAAATTCTATATTGACAAGAGAAGTCTAAAGATGTATGATGAGTCTGAACTTGATTTATTTATTAAGGAAGCACAGGAAACAGGTGACACGAGGGAAATGGCTAGAATAAGGGATTAATTATGATTAAAGCTATAGAAACTATTTATAATGGATATCGCTTTCGTTCAAGACTGGAAGCAAGATGGGCGGTGTTCTTTGATACTTTAAATCTTCCGTGGGAATACGAACCGGAAGGTTTCGAGTTTGATGGAGGCTTGCGATATTTACCGGATTTTCGTGTTGAGTATCCAGGGAGAGACAAAAGTGAAATCCATAAAGAATGGTTTGAAGTAAAGGGTGATTTGAAAGAATTGACCGATTATGAACTTGCTAAGATTTACGAATTTACAAAATACCATTACATTACAATTTTAGATGGGACACCAAGACCGACTATGTTTACTCAATATGGACCCCACGACCATGAAGAGGGGTTGTTTGAGAAGAAAACTGATTTGCGTTTACCGTTTAACATAACTAATATAAAAAAAGATTTATTTTTTCAGGCAACTAATGAGAATAGGTACGGATACGCTTTATGGAATGGAAAAGGAAGAATGTGGTGGGATGACCACGAGACTTACTTTTTCCCTGGCAACTTTGGTGATGATAGCAGCATTATTGAATACGCATGTGATAAAGCCCGCCAAGCACGTTTTGAGCATGGTGAAAAGGGATAAATTATGGAATATTTGTTTGTATATGGCACATTGATGAAAGGACACCACAATAATACATTTTTGAGTGATTCTAAGTTTTTAGGTAAGTGTGAGACAGTAGGCAAGTATCAAATGCTGGTGGATTATATCCCTTATCTAAACAAGAGGAAATTCAAACCTGTCAAGGGTGAGTTATATATGACTCATAAGACGGCTTTGGGGTCTATAGATGAGCTAGAGGGGCATCCTGATTTCTATAAAAGAGAAAGAATTTCAGTTAAATATAATAATGAAATAATTGATAATGTTTGGTGTTATTTCAATTATGATGATATGGGCAAAAGAAATTTGACCAATGATTTTAACAATTTAGACTTAGTGAGGTAAAAAATGGGCTACAAGTTTAGAGGGTATGAAATCCCTGAAAGAATGATGAGGGGCATTGATAATTATTTAAGACATAGACTACAACCAGGTGGGTTTCTTTCAGCAGTTATATGTAATGACTTGACAAGTGCTGTATTTTATGCAGATGATGAAAATTTGAAGAATTTACCAGCTTTCGTGTCTTATTTTTATAATGAAGTAGATTCAAGAGCATGGGGTAGTAGAGAAAAAATGATAAAATGGATGAACAGAGAGGAAGTTTAATGAAAGAATGGTGTAATATATGCAAAAACAATACCAGTGATGTTTGTATTCATTGTACCAATAATGATATTGGTTGCCCGCCTACGCTTTGGAAGAAAAATGAGCATTCAATAACTGAGGAATGGAAAAAATTTTATAAGGATATACAAAAATCACACAATATATTAGAGACTCCTATTGAAAATATAAACACCGATGACTTTAGAAATTGGATAAATGATGTTGTCACTCTAAGAAACCAATTTGATAATTGCCACGATAAGACATTTAAGTATATTCTGGAAAATAGGAGATAAATATGAGTAGGTTACAGAGATTTATTTTAGCACCTGGTCAGATGAATGAGGCCAGTTACGAGGGAAATCTTGGAATGGAAGAAATGTTCAGGCTTTATCAAAAAGCAACAGACAAACAGCTTGAAAAACTTGAAAAGATAATGAAAAATGAGGATTGGGAAGGATTTAAGGAACTAGTTTATGAAGTAATAGGGAAAAGATTAAAATAAAGAATTTGTTATGAATCAACCTGTGGTAGAATTGGTGAATGTGAGTTTTGCTAGAGCAAAATCAGCTTGTCAAAAATGGCATTATTCTGGTACGTTACCATCCAACACAACAAAGAAATATGGATTTTATGAGGATGGAAAATTTATTGGTATAGTGTCATTTGGTATTGGTGCCAATAATAATATGCTTAATCCTTTTGGACTAACTCAGCAACAAGGATGTGAGTTGACAAGGATAGCACTCAGAGAGCATAAATGTTTTGTGTCGCAAGTAATGATGATGGCCATTAAAAAGTTGAAAAGGGATTGTCCTGATTATCAGTTAATTGTTAGTTATTCAGATGAGGGACAAAAGCATCTTGGTAAGGTGTATCAAGCAACTAATTGGATTTATACAGGAACCTCAGAGTGGCAAAAAAAATTGATGGTTAATGGTAAAATACAACACGCAAGAACCATTTATGAAAAGTATGGTACTGACTCAGCGGTTAAGTTGATTGAAATGGGATATGATGCTAAATGGATAGAGGTTCCATCCAAGCATAGATACCTGTATCCATTGAATAAAAAAATAAGAAAAAAATTATTAGAGAAGGCTTTACCTTATCCTAAAGAAATATTATCTACTGCTGTGTTGCCCAAAAAAGAAGATGTGAATAAAACAATGATGGAAAATGTTTTTGGATAAAAGGTGTTATATATGAATCAGAAAGAAGCTAAAACATTACTTGAAGATAATTTTAATAAACTTACTAAAATGAGTGTACCTGAATATACCTTGTATAGAAAATGGGTAGAAATCAATAGTAAGTATGAGAAATCAAGTGATATAACAAATATGTTATTTGGTGGTGAAAATACTGACTCATTGCCTACCTTAGAAAAATCAATTAAAAAATCTATATGGATTCCAACATCACTTGATGAATATAAAAATATTGTTCCTAAGATAATATTGGTTAATAATGAAAGAAGAAATAAAATTTGGAACATACTCAGAATTTTTTGCCATAGAATGGTATGGAATCAAAGTCCAGGCAGACTACTCAAGTTTTATGTAGTTGATGAGAATACCAACAAATACTTAGGATTTTTCTCCCTTGGCAGTGATTTTATTGGTGTAGGTGGTAGAGATGCCTATATAGGATGGACACAGGACCAGAAACTAAAACAGGGAATGCTCAATCATACCGCAATGGGTTCAACTATAGCCGCTACTCAACCATTAGGATATAATTATTTAGGTGGTAAGTTGATATCACTAATGGTCTGTTCAGATGTGGTGGAAAAAATATGGAATAAAAAATTTAAAGAAGTGTTGACAGGAATTACCACTACTTCTCTATACGGGGGGTTTAGTCAATATAATAGATTGTCCTATTGGCGTAAGTGTAAGACCAGTGAAGGCAAAGTAGTGATGGAACCCTCTGAAGATGTTTATGTTAAACTTAGAGAATGGTTTAGAGAAAATTATCCTGATGAATTTAAAGAGGCAATAGCAATAAGTGAGGGAAAATTAATAAATTCACATCCAAAGAATAAGATATTTGATAAAATATACAGAAAGCTTGGTGTGAAACCACCAGAAAACAATGCCCCCAGAGGCACTTATTTTTGTTCACTATATGAAAACACACTAAATTTTTTATCTATGAAGGATAAGGAGTTAGGAAATAAAAAGTTTGATAATTCAGTAAAATCATTAACAGAAATTTGGAAAAATAAATATGCCTCAAAAAGGATTGAAAGTCTTATAAATAAGGATAATATAAAAAATGAAACACTTTTTTATGATGAAATGATAGGCATTGATTGGGAAAATGCTAAAAATAAATTTTTAAAGGATTAATAATATGAATGAAATCACAAAAAGAATACTTGAGTTAAAAGAAGAAGATGGACTATCATATCGAGAAATAGGGAAAATTTTAGGACTACATAAAGATTGCGTGCGTGGTAGATATAGAAGATATAATGATAAAATTAATGGTAGAAAATATCAGAGAAAAGACACCAAACATCAAGAACAAGAAACTAATCAATTTTCAAAACAGGAATCAAGAGATAATTGTACCATTAGTACCAAGTCTTTCAAAATAAGAACAGTAGAAGAGGCCCTGAAATATGCTGAAATTGATATGAATATATGGGAAGTGAATAGGGTTACTATAAACTCATGGGAAGTTCCGAGAAAGGATATTAAAAAACATATAAAATATGATGGTAAAGATAGATTTGGTGATGAAACAGACACAGGTCAGTTTAATACAAAAACACTATGGCAAGTTAAGGTTTCACTGAAAAGAAAGATAGGATTTCCTGTTTTGGATGCGTTAAAACACATAACAGACACACTAAGGAATAACCCACCAGAAATGATATCAATGGACTACCAGTCTGTTGATAACCCACATCTTTTAGAAATATCATTAGTTGACCACCATTTTGGTAAATTGTGCATTAATGGAGAAGGATTAAAGAACTCTGAAAATCTTTATCTTAATGCTGTTGATAATTTATTAAAAAAAGTATCTAATTATAATATAGAGAAAATTATATTACCACTGGGGTCTGATTTTTTCCATATAGACAACAAAGAAAATAAAACCGCTAGAGGAACACCTCAGGATGTTGATGCTCACATAACAGAAATTTTCAAGACAGGATGCATGGCGGTGGTTAAATCTATATACAAGATGAGACAGATTGCCCCTGTTAAAATATTATATGTACCTGGTAATCATGATTTTATGACTTCATTTTATTTGTGTGAGTTTATAGGGGCCTGGTTTAATGATGATGAAGCGGTTGAAGTTGATACAAACAAACTACCAAGAAAGTATGAAATTTATGGTAAGACTTTGATAGGATACACACACGGTAATGAAGAGAGGGTTAATGATTTAGCTAGACTTATCATGAGTGAGAATATTGGCAATAAGGAAATAAGTAATGTGGAATATTTTGAATACCACAAGGGTCATTATCACAGAAAGAAACAAATGAACTATGTCAATGGTGATACGATAGGAAATGTTAAAATTGTTGATTTACCGTCTTTGTGTGGTACAGATTTTTGGCACTATACCAAAGGATATGTAGGGGCCAAAAGGGCGGCGGAAGCTTATATTTATAATAAGGAATTTGGAAACATTGGTCATTTTGTTTGTGATATAAGAGAAATTTCTTAAAAATAGATTTGAGTC